CCAGGTGTGCGTACTAAAGGCACAAGCAAAAAAGTGGGTCTTACTGAAGCGTTCGAAGATCGTAAAAGCAAAGGATTTGCGTGGAACAATCTCATGCTACAGAGATGGACTGATCACGAAGGCCGAGAACATCGTGTGTTAGAAGATTACGAACGTAATCGTCGATTAATTGATTTGAGTTATCAACCTGATCATATTAAAGAAATTATTTCTACCACCATATCTCAAGCAATAGAATCAAATAAAAATATCAGTCAGGTAGGAATTAGATTAATGAAATTTTGTAATCTTTACGATTTGAAGAAAATATCAGAACAAGCGCAATCATATGCAGAACCACTAAATGCGAGGTATACATTATGACAGAAATACATGCCAAACCAATTATTGAAAACAAGTTTTGGATTGTAGAAGAAAACGGAGAAAAAATTGCTACATTGAGAATCAATGAAGATAATAGATTTGTCATGAGTAATGAGTCGGGAATAAAGATATATGAGAATAAAGAAAGTTTAACTAAGCAATTTGGAAAAGATTTTTTTATTGTAAAAATTGTTAAAGAGAGTGATGATGCTTTACCTAATGAAGTACACGGCTACACTACCAGTGCTTCTCCTCATAATCCGTTATATGATGTAAAAAGAAAACTCCCATTATTTACAAAAAGCGAAGATTCAAAAAGTCTTTACTGTGCAGGATTTTATATTATCAAATTCGACAAAGGATGGGTTAAAAGTTTTTGTCCTAAACTAATAACCTTGCAGAGATATCCTTATAAAGGACCTTTTAAAACAGAATTAGAAATGAAACAGGTATTATCAAATGTCTCAAAATAAATTACCAATTTCTCTGCCAAGCGTTGAAAAAATAATTACAAGAACTGTTACGGCAGAAAAAGGACAACAAAAAGAAATAAGACTTACTATACAAGAAGCCAAGGACCTAACTGCAGAATTGGCTATATTAACGTCTAAATTAGGTTCTACAATACAAGAAATTCATCAAATGTTGTTGGAAATGCGAGAATCTAATACTAAAATTGATGTTAAGTTTGACGGGGGCACCTTCTAAATTTGATAAATATATACGTGGTTTATTAGGATACGTATATAGATGAGCAGACCAAAACCTAATATAATTCTCGAATATACAAACAAAGAGAATTACAAAATTGAACAAGTACTTGAAAGTGATGCAATATGGGCAGTATTTTATAAAGGCAGGCCTTTCAATTTAAAAAGCGGAAGTCTGTTGGCAAGTTATTCTGGACCAAAATATAAAAAGGTCAGTTTCAGTAATCCCGGACACGCTCATAATCTCACAAAGAAACTTAACAAATTATTCAAGACAACAGACTTTTCTGTTTACAAATTAACAGACGGCGAAGAAATTAAATGATACAATGGATGCAAAATTTAAATTTACTGAAATATTTTTAAAAGCAACTCAATCGCCGGCTGACCTAGAACTAATAAAAAATTACAAATCCAAATGGTGGTACAACCTTAGAGACAAATCTATAGGTGGACTAAGAATCACCGACGAATGTTTAGAATTCATTATCAATGAAGCGAAAATAAAAACATACGCTATAGATTTACCACAAAATTTAACGCTAGGGCCTCAGGTTTTAATTTGGTTAGATCAATTTTTAGAAAGCCCTTACCATCTTCAAAAGAAAACAATAACAGTTCTTTCAGAAAAAACAGCATTTGAATTATATCTTTTTTCCGGAGATATAAGAAAAATGGGTGCAGCCAAAGCTATGAGTAAACGTCTTTGCCAAGATTCGTCTGTATAAAAATTACAAATATTAAATATCTATATGTTTAGTATAAATGCTCTAGATGTTTTGAATCAAAGAAAAATAAGTGTTACCGCACCTCATTTTTCTAAAATTAATTTAGGAAAAATCGATTGGTTAGATAATAAGATAGAAGACTGGATTATATCAAACCTAAAAGGTCGATATTATGTAATTGAACAACCATACATAACAGAAGAAGGAAAATTAAAAACATCTAGATTCGCAGGATTTGAAGATCATAAAGAAACAACATATTTTATACTAGCTTGTCCATACTTAAGGAGAAATTATGACTGAAGAAGTTCAAAAAACCGAAGAGACAATTAGCGACCAAAATGCACCGCAACAATCAACAGGTCCAGATTTAAATATAACGGACCTTGCTGCTGTAAAAAGTATTATTGAAGTAGCCAGCCAACGTGGTGCGTTTAAAGCAGCAGAATTAGAATCTGTTGGTAAGATTTATAATAAATTATCAACTTTCTTAGAAGCAGTAAGTAAAAAGGAACAATAATATGAAAGCACTAAAACATACTGGTAGAATGATAAAGTCGGGAGCGAAAGTTTTAGTAGCATTTAGGACGCTCCCTGGGGAATCTAATTATGCTTTAGTAGTACCAGTTGCGCAGTTGTCTGATGCTTATCACGACAGCATAATTAAGCTGGTGGAAACAGACGAAGCACAGCAGAGTTTTGAGTTTGGTGAGATACTTTTTACGCGAATGTTTCCCGACGGAAGACCAATGTTACAGGCGCTAAGAGTGGATAAACTGCTAGAAAAAGTACCCACAGATTCTGTGCTAATGACTCCTACTCCTAACGATAATATCGAACTGCATAGTCTTAATGTTCTTATAGCAGAACAAAAAAATTGTGCTGTAGATGAATTATGTAATTTCGTATCTGGTGCTCCTAGAGAGGGCGATAAAGTTGAAAATGTTGCTACAATCAAAGAAATGGGCAGAGATGTTGGCGAGCCTTCAAACATCCAGGCAAAAAATAACACTGCGTTATCTGACAAAGATATTGCTAAAGGTCTTAGAAGTCAAGCCGATGCTTTATATAAAGAAGCAGCACGTTTAAGAAAAGAAGCAGAAGAATTAGACCCCACTGTTAAGAAAGCAAAGGCCAAAGAAGCAGCAGATGTCTAAATCGTTGTTCAAGCCTCCTCGACATCTTGTCGAGGAGTGGCCAGAAGTGTTTGAAGATATGTACATGAATACCATGCCAGTGCATTATCTAGATATGATACGTTTGGAATTTTTAGATGGCAGAATTTGGGAAATAAATGTACAAGAACAATTATGCGATTTACCAAACGATCTTGTCGCAGATAGACTGGTAGATACTTTTCAAGAATTCAAAGACGATATTAAAAAAATAGATTTTAAAATTGATATCGAGAGACTGAAATCAGATATTAAAAAACAATCTAAAGATATTTTTTAATTTTAGTTGTTCCACTTATTCCACATCTTAACAAGCATATCAAGATATATGCTATCGTAATATCTATAATCATATTCGATTGATGTACCATTAAATTCAATTGAATAAAAATCTGAATATTCTCGGAAAAACTTTATAGCATCACGATACGAAAAATTAGAGATTCTACCTACAGGTAGATATCCAATTCCTAACTCTTGATATGATAAATCTACTCCTTTTGATTTAATCCAGTTTAGAAAATTTACATCTACTGGTATTGTAAATCCTGGCCCAAAATAGCAATTAAATTCTCCGCTTATAACTCTATGCTCAGATATATTTGATAGATCTACTATTTCGTCATTATCAAGATATGCTTCAAACCATGTTTTTCCTGTTTGTGCATAATGTAAATAAACTAAACCATCACTTATTTCGGTTACAAAATTTTTTTTGAATCGATTATCGATTGTGATTCGATTAGTTACTCCTAGTAAATTATAATAAAAATAACCATTAGTGTTTTGTATACACGATTTTCTAGTAGTGTCATACCAAGCCTCTATTTCATGACAGCAATGATTAAGAAAACATATAGCATTTCTAGTTTCACCATCAGATAAAAATAATTCTTGACTAGGTGCCCACAATTGTCCTTGTCTTTTTTCAAAATGATGATGTAACTGATTCAATAAATTTTGATTATATTCTTTTCTCAACAAATTATAATTTTCACAAATTTTATTATTCGTTTTAGAATTTATTATTTTAATACTTCTATCTAAATCGTCACAAATATTTTCAATACTTCTATAAGAATTATAAAAACCTAGTAAACTAAAATTTTTTTGAAATATTTTTTCTTTGTGATTTTTTAAGAGATTGTCTAACTGATCTAACCAAACAGATGCGAGTTCTGTATCATCGGGTGTTATAGAAATATATTTGATTTCGTTTAGTTTATTTCTGAATCCAATTTTTATCATAAAAGGCCTGGATAATTTGATTTGCATGAGCTCTCTGAGATTTAACACCGGGATGTAATCTATCTCTAGCCTCTTTATTATCTATATTTGGAAAACAATTAATAGTATTTTCACTAAAAATTTTTTTACAAAGATAATTACAGGGATGATCCCAGGAAGAAAATAAAAATTTAATATTTCTTTGTGCAATATTTTTTTGACTCAGAACATCATGAATCCAATTTAAGTAAGATAATGCTCTTACCACATAAAATTCTTCTTCAAATGATGTTAATTTTTCAGACAACTCTTTGAATCTACTATGCGCAACACGCGGCACAATATTAATCAAATTTCCATCTTCATCTATATGTAACATCCTGTGCCAGGTAGGAATAGTAATAACAGCGTATTCAATATCAATTAGATTAGTTACAGCACTTATTGTTCTAGCAATACGTTCTATTCCAGATCCACCTGTTCCGAAGTTAAATGGGTTTAAATCGAGTTCTTTTGAAACTATGTCTACAAAAGTATCTTGAGTATCTATTCCCTCACCGAATGTAAAACTGCAACCAAAAAATCCGATTTTAGGGCGTGGGTCATCAAAATTCCAATAATTTCTAAAATTCCAGGGATTTATAGTATACTTCCAAGAATCTTCAGTTACAAATTCAGATTCTGCTGGCATCAGATAAGAAAGTTCAATGTAATTATCAGGTTCTTTCAATCTTTTACTTTTGAATTCATCATTTGTAAATAGATTAAGACCATAATATTTTTTTAAATCGTTGAGGTTTTTTATCTGAACTGGGGTAGATTTTATAAATCTATCATATATAGAAAAATTAGTATGCATTTTTAAACTCGGGATTAATAGAAAAAATATCAGTTCCTCGAATGGTATCTAATTTTTTTGTTTCTGAAAGAAATTTTTCCCATAAATGACTATTATCTCTTTGATACATAAAATCAATAATATTTTGCCAACCGTTATAAGGAATACCATATTTCTTGTTTAACTCTTTTCCGTAAAATGATATCTTTTCTGCAGCCAGTATTTTTAATTTAGGGGGCAACACTGTTATACTACTATAGTCGGGAGTAAAGAGAGGATTTAAATGAAATCTATCTGTCCAATAATTTTCCATGTTAAAACCTTTCTTATGATGAATTCTTTCAAGAGGTATAATATCATTATCATGTAGAATTTTATGTAATTCTGTAAGGCGAAAAATATTTAAAAGACTAACTGTGGGATGAATCCAATAATCAACTACGCCGCTATTTCTAATTTTTTTAAGATTTTCAAAAACTGAACTCCATTTTCCTTTATATCTAATATATTCAAACGAATCTTCATACCCATCTATACTTAAACTTAGATGCACATGATCAAATTTTTTCCACTGCGACAATACATCTTGCCTTTCTTTTCCCAATGTAGTGGCATTAGTACTATATTTTAAAGTCAAATTGTATTTTTTCTTATTATCTAGCATTTCTAATAATTTCCAATGTTCGGGCATTATTAACGGCTCTCCACCTGCGAAATCTATTTGTTCAGCAGAATCTAAGTTATTTTCTATGTATTCCCAAAACATAGAAGCATCATTCAGATCTTTTAATTTAGTTTCCGAATGATCCCACTGAGGATATAGTTTAATCCAGTCTGCTGCCCACGATGTGCTAAAAAGAGGTGAGCAAGTAACACAAGCTATATTACAATAATTTGAAAATCTAAAATCCCAATATTTCAACCTTACTTCAGAAATTGTTCCGTCATCGGCAGTTTGATTTATAATATTATAAGTATCATCAAACCACTTATTGTTTAAACCTACCCGCATGGTATTCAAATTGTGTTCTTGTTTATCTTTACATCTATGACAAGAATCGGGTAAAGGTTTGTTATCTAACATATCTTTACGCATCTGTTTTGCTTTAGCACTATTAATTATTTCTGTAATGTGCTGAGTTTTTATATTCCCAAAAGAATTTACATCTGATATAGGAGTTTGACAGCAGGCGAATGCTTTACCGTCTGGAATAATATGTAAATGCATCCAAGGTGCTACGCAAAAATTAGGAGAATCTTTTAAGGTTTTATTCATATTTGGCAAGAGGTTCATCTATATTTTTATTGTCTGGATTAAGTATCCATCCTTCGCGTTCTGCTAATTTCTTTAATTCTTCGTCGTTTTCGTACTGTTTAGTACTGTTACCGTCTACTAATACCTGTATCTGATCTAATTTTGTGTCTGGAATTTGATCTAACCAATCTAATAATATTTTTGGAAATACCGTTATACTTTTTTCTCTGCGCTCATCATATTGTTTATAAAAACTTTTGAAATCTCTCCATAACGTAACTTTGTTGCTTGTTCTTCGATGAGGTGCATCTACTACTATCAGATAATCTATCAACCTTTCTATACTGGCAATTTCAAATTCATGTAATAACAAATTATTTTTATTGTCGGCGTACCACTCTTCTAAATTTTTTCTACAATGATCTTTTATATGATCGGGCAACGCTAGCGGACTTTGAAAACTAGGAAAACGCAGTAAATTAATACTCATTGTTAAATGTTTTCCGTATCTATTCTTTAACGCTAATACCTCATCAAAAAAGTCAGTTATAGAAAATAGACATAAACTGTTGATAGTCATCATTATGTTTATGTTTCTACAATTACCTTTATCTAAAATTTTAATCAGATTATTTTTCCATTGCTGATAATTTAATCCATCTCTAATATATTCGGCATGATTGCCAACTGCTTCACAACTTGTATATAAAATAAACTGATCGATGTTTTTTGTTTTTTCTATCAGTTTTTCTATAATATCATCTTTAGCAATTAAATTGCTGTTAATAGCGAATCTCATACGACTGTTCTGCGAATTAAACCAATCTAATAATTTCCAAGTGTTTCCACTCATCAGAGGTTCGCCGCCAGTTATTCTTAATTCATCTAGGCTAGTACTAAGGCCAGAATCCCACCATTTCCAAAAAGCCTGTATAAATGGATTTTCTTCGTCATTCTTATAAGGCTCAACCCATGACCCGTCTTGCTGGAATGCTGCTGCGCCGTCGCTAACTAGATTCTGATATGCGCCATTCTTTTTAATGTCTTTGGCCCACATAGTACTGAAACTCGCATTACAATAACTACAGGCAAGATTACACACTCTATCGAAACTAATTTCTAAAGTTTTTAATTCTGCATCATAATCCCAAGGCTTGTTGTAGATTTCATTTAGTTCTTCGTCTTTATAAATTATAGTTTTAAAAACACGATCGGAAACTTTATCATCTCCAATGTCTTCGATCTTCCAACAATATTCGCATTCTCTCGGTCTTTCGCCTTCTATCATCATTTTACGCATTAACTTCTTATGCTTGGTATTGTGTATAGCAGTATAATTATCTTTTAATTCATCTAAAGGGATATTATGGGCAGGTGGATGATGACAACTGGCAGTACTACCGCTGCCTAGCCATATGGTAGCATTGAGCCACTTGGCTCCGCAAAAACTTTTGCTTTTGATATCAATGACTCTATTTCTATAGTCTATTAGAGTTTCGTAAGGTTTCTTAGGCATTCCATTCCTCTAAAAAGTGTGCATATTCAGGAAAGGTACGAGAAAAATCTGTATTTCTTCTTCTATCATATTCTTGTATGTACTTAACAAAATTATTTCTTTTAGAATCCATAGTTTGTTCTTTGATTAGATATTCACATAGGCGCTGTATCTGATCCCATTCTTCTAGATAAACCCTGGCAAATTTTCCTTGTTGATAACCATTCACCCAAGGTTCGATGGTTTTTAAAATCTTATTGTTATATTCCGATTTCATTTCTTCTGGCAACAATCTTATACTGAGATGTTCGGGCCAACGAAGATAATTTATACTCAGCGGAATTCTGTTATTCTCAAATCTTTCATTGTACTCACTACGCAATTTCATCAACATTTCTATAAAATCTATGAATGTAGGCAAACTAAGAATGTTGATAGTAGTCATTATAGAAATTCTATACGAGGTATTATCAAGACACTTTTTTAAATTGTTTATCCATTGATCATATCTTAATCCGAATCTAGAATATTCTGCTTGAGCACCTGTACTTTCTAAACTGGTATAAATGTCTATATTTTTTACACTGCTTTTTATTTCGTTTATTTCTAGAATAAACTTATCAATCAGCTTATCTTCTACTGCTAAATTAGTATTGATGGCTAATTCTAAATCAGGTTGTGGATTTTGTTTGAGATAATCAAGCACTCGCCAAGTGTCTTTACTCATCAGTGGCTCTCCCCCCGTAATACGAAAAACTTTTAAGTATGGTAATGCTTCTGGGAACCATTTCCAAAATGCATTGACATATGGATTATTATCGCTGTGCTTATAGGGATATCGACCTACTTTTTTATACCACTCAATGTCTTGATTACTTTCTGAGATAGGATAAGGTCCGTGTTGTTTTATTTCTTCTAACCACTTACTAGAAATTTCCGGACTACAATAACTACACTTAAGATTACAAGCGTTTGAAAAACTTACTTCTAAATAAGAAGGATAAACATCATCTTCTGGGTTCGCGGAAGCGATCTCTTCAAATCGATCCCAGGCCCAATAATCGGCAGTTTTATAATGTCTATCGCTGAAATAATCTTTATTAAGATCTTCAATTTTCCAGCAGTAATCACATTCGTCTGGTCTTTCCCCTTTAAGCATCTTAGCACGTTGTTGTTTTTTAAAATGGCTATTATGCAGTGCTGAGGGATTCTTTTCTACTTCGTCTACAGGAATTTTATGCGGGCTGGGATGATGACAACTGTGATTGTACCCGTTCTGAAGGTAAAGGGTTGTTTGTAACCATTTGGCTGTACAAAAACTTTTACTTACATTATTAATTCTCTCACGTTTCTCTTGTAAAATAATAATTTTTTGATGATTACTCATTATTTTTTAACCACAATTCATATCTTTCTTTTAACCAATCAAAATCATTAATTTTAGATAATGCCTCGTCGTTACCTAGATTCATACTACCATACATGTATCCGACTTTAGCACCTGCCAGTGCGTACTTACCAAATGGGCGATCGGAACCTTTCTCCATCCATATCTTTAATCTTACTTCATTTTCTTGATCATAGTTCCTATCAATGATTTTGCTAGATAATTTAACACATTCTCTAAAAGATGATTTCCAGGTTTCAAAAGCGTCGGTATTAAAAGATGTAATATTACTAATTTTAGGCACGATTTTTATTTTGTCACTAATACTAGTTGTCATATCAACAGTATCCATATTCATTTTTAATACTAAATCCTTAGGTAATAATTTTACCCCGCCATATCCGTATACTAAATCATTTATAGGATTTTTACTTTGCCATATATAAACTGTTGATAAGTGATTCTTTCTATTGCCGGAATCATAATGCGGATAATAAGGAGATTCAAAATTAAAATTTTCGTCAATAACAGCATCGGCATCTACCACCCAAAACATTTCTGTTTCAGATAATCTTGCTGCTTCTTTATGAGCATTGTGTATTCCTTTAATTCCACTAATTCTTCTCGCTCTTGGAAATCTATCAGATAAAGACATGAAATTTTTATCAGCATCTATTTCATCATAACTTATAAAAAAAATATCATAAGATTTTGGCTCGCTAACTTTTTGATTCCATTCTTTACGAGTAATTAAAAATCTAAATTTAAATTCTTTTTTGGTAATAATTTTATTTTTAGAAAATAAAAAAACGCCATCGTAAAATTCATTGTTCAAAAAGACATGATTTTCTTTTCTATCATAATCATATTTTCCATTATTAGGATCGAAATATAAATCAAAAATAGAATCATCACAAATTTTTATGTCTGAAGGAACATTCCAAAACATTTCATGCTCAGTATTTTCTACTATACTAAGATATTGACTATAATCATCTAAGGTATAAACAGGATAAACTTGCTTAGATATAATTTTATCTATTTCTTTTTTCTTAATATAAAATTTATTAGCAAATTCTCTAGATGAAACTAAAGAAACATTTTTAGGAAATAATGTTATCCCTCCCTGATAAGTTTCCTCTCCGTAACGTAATGTTTTCCATACATGAATATATTCAACATCGTAATCACTTACTCTATAATCAAAATTAAAATCTAGAACTTTTGTTCCATCCCAAATTACATAGAAAAATTTAGTAAAAGATCTTGATCTAACATCTTCAAAATTTTTAACATTTTCTATTTTTTGACTAGTTGGGAATCTACTTCTAAAAGTATTCCAGTCTATATCATTTATAGACCCGTTGCTTATATAAAATATATCGTATATCATTTTAAATATGTTTGACTTAAATTTATCGACTCTTCGTATAGATCGAGCGTATATCTACTTTGTTGAGAATCTAAAAATGGCCAGTCTAATCCTAAACTAATTTTTAATTTCTCGCCTAATGATTTAACCTCGTTTATTAAACCATCCTCTTTGACTTCTTCGTAAGGGCGACCATATTGGTCCCATATTCCTTTTAGAATTTCAAAATCTCTCACCTCAATATAATTCCATTCTGTGCAGTTAGCAAGCCACGTTCCCAACCTTGCTCCATAAACAGCATATAATCCATTTTTTTCATGTGCGCCTACTGTAGACCACATACGGAGTCTATGAATATTGTGCCACCAAATTCTTTCTTTTATTTCCATAGGAGGAACCTTAACTCCGTCGAGTAAAGTCATCTTAACGCCTTCTCGAAATCCTGCTCTCCATGCTTGATATGGTGATCCAGTAATAATAGTTTCACTAAAACATTTTTTAAACTGAACGTATCCTTCTTCCCAACAAAAATCAACCTGCGCTCTATCTGAATTAGATGATTCGTGTGATTTCATATCATAAACAAATTGCTTATTCCAAATCTTCAAACCACCATTACCATACAATAGTCCGTTAAGGCGATTTCTTCCTAACCAACTATAAACCTTAACTCGATTATCGCTCATGTCGAGATCTAAATCAAAAAACTTAATATCAACTATATTATCTGCATCTACACCAACAAACCATTCGGTTTCAGATAAATCGGCTGCGGCCTTATGAGCAACATCTGATCCTTTTATTCCATGAACACGTTTAGCCCAGGGCACTTTTGTGCAGAGGTCAGCATAATTTAAATCTGCATTAGGTTCATCGTAACTAATAAAAACAACATCAAATTCAATTATTTTCATTGATTAATAGGTAATTCTTAAAAATTCTTCTTGTGTAAATGCTAAACTTTGCAGGAAGTATAAGATTATAAATTTTAGCATCTCTTACAAGATCATCTATCTGTATAGTGACTTTTTCAACCAATTGGTTAGGGTCATTATATTCAGTAATATAAAAATTCATTATAGTATCTCCACTATAATGTATACGTTTTTTGCCTTTTGCCTTGTCCGATAATTCAAATCTCAAACAATCTTTATTAAATTTAATAATTAATTCTGGATTTTCAATATTTTGATAACAACTATCAGGTATTCTGTGTAGTACATCATCAATTTTAAGTAATGATTTTACTTCTGCAATTTCAAGGCTATCGGATTCTAAATCTATATAACAATTTGTAAGAGATATTTTACCTGCACCTATCGCCTCTCCCATTTCTGAATCTATTTTTATTTTATATTTGAATTCATCGGCAGACTCGTTAGGATATATTCCATTAACCTTGCCTGTTTCTGGATCATATACAGCCCAATAGGTTATTTCTATTTTATGTTCAAGAATCCACTGATCAAAATCCATTACTTCTTCCATGCTGTCTCCTCAAGAATACTAATAATTTCATCAGTGATGATATTTTTATTAACATAGTGTACTAAATCTCTCTGTTGGAAATTTCCTATTTTCAAACCTTGTTTGTTAAAATAAAAACCCACATGATCGGTCCATTCGTCTGCCGGCCATGGCCAATTTTGTACCTGTCCTTTCATATGAACTATTTTAGGAAAATCTAGATTAAAATTATCATGTCCTAGTATCTTAGATGCCAAAGAAAATGCTTCGTCAGTTCCTAACACCTTAGGCTTATGGTTAGTGAGAAATAAATTGGAAAATTCTATAGGATTTGAAAAAATTGATCTTTGCAGATTAAAAAATTCAATTACTTCTGCAGATTCCTTTTTAAAAAAAGTATAGAAACTATATAAATTAGGCAATCCATTAGCCGTGAAAGTTTTCCTATAATAATCTTCGGAAATGATTTCATTTCTATATGTAATAGCGTTATTTGCTATAAACAGATTATTATTTTTTATAAAATATTCGACCCAATGACTGCAATCATTTAAAAACAGCATATCGACGTCTAAGCATACTGTATAATCAAATGGCGTTAGTTGATCCATGTGACTACGAGCATCCCATCCTTGATATTCTTTATTTTCAATTATCTGATCAAATACCCAAGGCGATTTAAAATTTTTGGTAGAATCTAGATTATCTGTAATCAAACAAACTTGATCAAATCCTTGTTTTTGAGTATTTTTAATGCTCAATGCAAGAGCATAAGCCAACTTATTGTAATCTATTTCGCCTTTATTTGACGTAATCAACAGATATCCAAATTTCATATTAACTCCAACAACGATTCTTTGTGTCTAATAATGCTCTGTTTATTCATAACATGAATATCTGTATTTTCTATAGACATGGCAACATAATCAGAACCTTGATTCATTAAAAACTTTAATCTCCCTTTATCAGAAACTTCAACTAAAATATCACGATCAATAGTAGTAGATATGGGGGGTAATGATCCTTCTAAATCAAGCGAAAACCCATCAAGTATATGTTTAGCAATGCTAAAGGCAATATCGTTCCTATAAGGTTTTGGATAAAACCTAAACAATTCTGCATAGTAATAATAATTGTCTTTTATAAAATCTACTAAATCAAAAAATATTTTTGAATTTTTATTTTTTTTAAAAATAACATTGGTTGCCCAATACAAGTTAGGACCTGTATCGCTGACATATTTGTCCAACGTTCCCGCTCGATTTTCGCCTAAATCATTCATAGCACTACTGATCATAATGTCATGATCTGATTCAATATAAGGTTTTAACCTTTCTGAGAATATAAAATAGTCGCTATCTATTAATAATGTTTTATCATAAGGAGTTAAATGCCAAACTGAACTTCTATTACCATTTACGAAAGGTACGTTATCAACTAATTCGCCATCATTTAAATTTCTATAATTTTCTGCGCTTGGTCGATCTGTCAAAATAATATTTTCAAAAACATTATTAAATTTTTGCATACTTTGACTTTTATTAATCCATTCTACTGTAGATTGATCTGTTATCAAAGATACTGAAATTTTTAAATGTTTCTTGGCAAGGCCTCCGGATATTAGAGACATTAGGCTATAGTCAACTTTTCGACTATTGTGTGCAAAGATTACTATTCCGGTTTTCATAGTTCTAACAATTTTTCTACCGATCTAGCTTTCTTTATATTTTCATACTGTTCAGAATATTCATATACCGAAGTCATATATCTGTCAAGAATTTCGTCCCTGAAAAGAATTAGATCTTTAATTAAAATAGGATTATCATTAGAATCTAAAAGTGGAACATTTTCAACTCTCTGTCTATCAATCAATAATTGAACAAAGGTTATAAGAGATCTGTCAATTTTGAAAATACCGCCGTTGTGACCATAAGTTAATTGGCCATCGATTTTCTCTTTCAAATTTTTTCTTTGAAGATTAAAACTTTGTTTATATTTGGCAAAGTCTAATGCTTTTGTAAGACGTTCGTCCATAGAAACTCCCATAAAGTACACACTTTATTTATGTATGCACTATTATGGGAGAAAATTAACTTCCGGTAATTGAACCCACTGTGGAGGCACCGCCGCCTGATAGAATTGGACCAGTGATGGCAAAACTACCTGAAACTAGTCCGGGCGCCAATGCCCCTCTGGCTCGAACTTGATCTACGCTCAAACTTAGGTCTCCAGTGACTTGATCGCCCGGAGCGGGAGGACCGGGATCTGTATAAGAATCTACCCAACTTACAGTTAATATCACCGAAGTTGCTGTACTCGTCGTACCGCTGGCTAATCTAGCATTTAATCTCCAAGTATTAGCAGTATACGGACTACTGGCTTGAAAAGACCAAACCTGTTGATCGGATGTTGTCAACTGCCAATATCCAATATTATTATAAGTTACATTTCCGCTTGACGCTGGGTATAAAAGTCCATCTGCTGCAAAATAAGGTTGACCTGCACCTGATAATAAACTCGACCATCTTTGATCTTGGAGTGTTCCGGTTCCCCCTGTTCTACTACTCGTAAATCTAATTTTTCCACCGCTATTAAAAAAATATCTTACAGCGTTGTTATCGGCAAAATTCATAGTCACAGTAGATGAAACATTAACAGACCAATTACTACTTCTTGTTGTGTTTCCTACTGCTTCAGTTACGAACTGACCAGTTCCTAAATTAAATTTATTAGTAATTGCTTGATCGGCAAGGGTATCGTATTGAAAAACTGGATGTGAACTTCCATAGCGTATCACGTCGCCAACATTTACCGTGGTTATAGTAGGGGGAGATCCAGTCTGATGCACTATAGCATTGTAAATATCATATCTTAAATTATCCCACTGCGTTTTTGTAACAGTAGTGCCTGCAGATAATGCAGAAGGTGCATTCAAGCTCTGTCCATAACCACTGTTGCCCGAACCAGTGCCCATAATATTTGATATTTTGGTTCTTATTCCATTATATTCAACAGCATTAATTAAATCACCAATTGGCATTTTAGTTCCTTACAATATAATAACTTCTATTAATTTTGAATCAGTATTAGTATTAGATTCAAGGGCTATGGCAAATACATCTGTGTACTGATGGAAACTAGCAATAACAGCGTGTCCGTTGTCAGATGCAATCAATCTATCTCCTTTTTTAACGGAGCCGATTACTTTGCAGGGAACTCTACCTTTCAATGCTATGTACGTTCCGCCTTCTAGGTCTTTATTCATCATAAATGCAGGATTAGCACTTACAACTCCTATTGCCCGATCACCAAAAATACAAGATCTAACTTCTGCCGATCCGCCCACAGTAACTACGGTTCCTGTGTCATAAGCATCATCCGCAAGATATTTTTCTGCAAGATCTGCATATTGAGCTGCTGTTGCTGTACCATCAAATAATACTGCAAATAAATTACCACTGGCGTCTCTAGCTGCTACTGTGTTAGCCGATGCGGTAGTTTTAGCAGATCTATAACTAGGATCTGTATCTATGGCTGCATTGTCAATTTTTAATCTATCACCTTTATCTACTACGCCAACGAATCTGTTAGCAGTAATATTTGCGCTGGCGTCTCTTAAAACTACCGATGTGGCTACGCTGCCTGCTTCTCCTGACAAACTATTAAGAGTTAATGCATTTGTTGCCGTTCCAGTAACAGATCCTATAACATTGCCTGTAACTGTTCCTGTTAAATTGCCTGTAACATTACCTGTTACATTGCCTGTGACGGGACCAGTATGCGTACCCGAAGTATTTCCAGTGACGTTACCGGTCAAATCACCTGTAAATGTGTATGAATAAACATTCTGCCATTTATCAACGGTAGTACCTAAAGAGTAAAAATTATTTGTTCCCGGAGTTATCGATGTAGTACCGAAATAATAACTTCTGAGATCGTTTCCTGGCGCTCTAACCCGTATAGTTAAAGAATTACCTAATCTAGATTCAATTACTGGTTCGTCTCCGTTTTCTATTTTAAGAACTAGATCTTTTGAATAATCGGGATAATTTCCACCGATAGTTAATCCTGGATCTGAATAATTAACTTCTGTATCGAATCTAACTTCTCCGGTTCTTATATATTCAGAAGCTAGATATCCGCCTAATCTAGCAGCATTGGATGCTGTTCCCCAATAGTAATGATCGGTAGTAGTTACACCGGTGGTTGCATTTGTGTTAACTAGGGTTATCCCTTTCTTAATCGCTGTAAATCCAGTTATTGGATTTATAACACTGTCTAATGTAAATGCATCTTTGCTAACTATCGCTACAACATCACCACCCGAAATAATTTTTCCTATGCTATGATTAGTGCCGACATTATCTTTAACTACCTGTGCCGTCAGCGAAGCAGCACCTAATTCGGGGGCTGTTTCGGGTCCTATAAGAACAAATGTGTTTCCATTGTAAGCATACAGTTGTTCTGCGCTAGTATCAAACCAAAAATCACCTTGTTGTAATCCAGAGGGTGCTGTGGGGCCAACTTCTGCACCGCTGGCAGTTCTAAATCTATTACCATCGTAAAATCTTAATTTTCTGTTACCGCTATCATACCAAACCTGTCCGGAAATTGCTTTTGGAGGAGCACTGGTATTAGCGAAGTTTTCTAGTAAATGTAAGAAATTCTCATTCTGTACTTCTCCGTAACCAGCATAATTTTTGCCAACTAAACGTAAATCAGTGGTGGTGTCAATGGTTCCGTCATCTACGGACACTAAAAATGTTCCATTAAATCTATCTACTTGATATGCCATTGATCAACTCCGTAATACAATTATTTATCGTAAACTGCTTTTTTAAATTCTACCGACTACTATCTCAATAATACCGTCAGAACCTTCAAAATCCTGCAGGGCTTTACCTATTACAGTGCCTATTTTCGCATCTACAGCAGGTCTAGCATAGCCGCCACCGCCACTAACAAGCATATCTCCTTTATGGATTTTACCGCGAACTTTGCAGGGAACACGTCCCTGCAGTGCTAGAGCAACAACATGCTCTCCTTTTAACTCGCTGTTCATTAGATACGCAGGATTTTTAGAAACTACGCCTGCGATTCTACGAGTTTCATCTTGTGCTAAAGTTACTTCTTTATCACCGCCAAATTC